GAATTTATGCATGCGCGTGGGCAGCCAGTGCTTGCACCAAAGCGTGCGAACCATAACGTCCAGCATTTTTTCCGCCAGGGCCAGGCTGTACATGTCACCCGAATCAAACCACCGGAAATAACGGTCAGAATCCAGTGCTTTGACCATATCATCAACCCATTCGAGTCGCTGCCAGTCTTCCCGATTCTCAATGCGTGGTGCTTTAACGTTCGGGTACCGATAGTTGCCCGTGGTGGCGTAGCATCCCTTGCATGCGTCAACTAGTACGCCAGGAGACGCAAGGGAACCAGGGCAAGTGTCCAGGGCTTGCAACGACCACGAACGGATTCCGTCTAGCTTGGATGTGACACTGATACGGATTGCCATGATTGAATGCTCCAATGATGCCCATGACGGGCCGATGAAGGGCGACAGTGCCCACGATAAGGCCCACAGTGTAGGCCTTAGGTGTGGAAACTGTCAGACAGGCCCGACGATGTGGCAACCGTATCCGTGGGTGCCGTTGCGGTATTGACGAAGATTGTGCACCTGCTGATTGAGGCGCAAGGGAACACGGATGCCGAACATGGTTCTCGCTTTCATCAGTGCTCCCTTGGCCGTGCTGGCCTTGATTTCAACCCGGAAGTGTTCATTGTCTGAAAACAGGTAGGTGTGCATGATGTTGATCCTTTGTTGATAGGTGTGGAAACTGTTAGCAAGTGTGACCCAGTTGCTTCACCTCGCCATTGTGTAGGTGAACCTCCCAGTTGATACCGTGATGCATGAAGCCCATCACACGATGTGCGCCAGCGTGGTAGCCATCAGACTCATCCCATTGCTTGTCCACCTGGATGGTTCCGTAGGTGCGCAGTTGCTTCACAACATCGTCAAGGTATCCCTTGTCATACGCCTTCAGTATTTGTCGCTTGTTCATGTACATGATGTTGTCCTCTGTTGGTTGATGGTGTGTTGATTGTGTCCCAGGTAACCTTACAAACCGCTTACGCGGTCTCCAACAGCCAGCGGTAATCGTCCTCGGTCATGTTGCTAGCGTCGATCTCTCCAAGGACGTGATGAGCCGGTGCGCTGGTCATGCCTACCTGAGACACTCTAAGGCCACTGTAGGCCCTGCAAACCTGCGCGTAGGCCCACTGTTCATATGCAGCAGTGCAGCGCACCTCATAGGTCGCGTTGTCCTTGTAGGCCTTGAATGTGTATTGACGCATGATGGTTCCCTTCGTTGACGAACACACAAAATCGTGCGCTCTTACCCTATATGCATAATAGAATCGTGCCAGTTCTTGTAAGTGCTTGATTCTATTGGCATAGAGATTACCCTTATAGGGTTTACCCTGATAATAATGCACAAGATTGGTGCACAGAAATGCACTGGATTGGTGCGCTGATGGTGACGCTAGATGACGCTGGAGGCACCTGCATCGCCTCTCACGCACTGCTAATGCAAACGCATTCTCAATAGACTTCATCAGTACACTGACGATCTAAGGCCATGCAAGATCCGTGCCAGCCTATGAAGACACCGGGGGAGGGGTCAGGCTGTGTGAGTTTATTTTGGTGGAGCCTACAACGTTCACAAAAAAGTAAAAATAGACCTAAGAAAATTAGGGACAGAGTCGTCATGTAAGACACTGTAAGTCATTGTCAGTGTTAGAAAAATGGGGACAGAGTCAAAAGAAACGGTGACGGAACATGGACACCCTGGAAGGGAGACATTAGAGGGAGCAAATGAAAGAATTTTAACAAAAAGACAAAAAACTTGTAAAAAGCATGCCGTCAACCATTGTGCGTCAATAGCTTTGTGTGGTACAATAGGTACTTAGAAGGAAACGACATAGGCACTAAGGAGTCTTAGAAGCCATAGAAGACATAGATGTTAAATATTATAAGTAATGTTATAAGTACTTATAATAATAACTATTAATAATTTACATTATAAGTTTACTTTAATGTAGGATTGTCTCCTTAAAGGATAAAGACACATGACCAAGCCAACAGGCAATAAGATCGGAAGACCGTCTAAATCTGACCTTGTCGAAACAAAGTCACGAACTTTAGGTAAACGTGGTCGTCCCCCAGGTGATGCAGCCATTATCAATGACTATAAGCTCAGGATGTTGAACAGTCCTAAGAGTGCTAAGGTCTTAGAGAAAATATACGAAGCTGCCCTTAACGATGAACATGCACACCAAGCTGCTGCTTGGAAGCTGATTGTCGATAGAATTGTCCCTGTGTCTGCTTTCGATCAAAGCAAGCAAGCTGGTCAAATGCCGTCTATTAGCATCAACATCTCTGGTCTTAATGACCCCAAGGTGTCTACGTCCGATGAGGTGATTGACGTATGACAGCCTTAAACTTTCAACTACTGAACTGGCAGAAGACTGTTTTCACCGACAATACTCGCTTCAAGATCGTGGCTGCTGGCCGTCGATGTGGTAAATCCCGACTGTCTGCGGTTACGCTGCTCATAGAGGCTTTAAACTGCCCTGAAGGCTCTAGCGTGATGTATGTGGCCCCTACGATGGGTCAAGCTAGGTCGATTATCTGGGAACTGTTGCATGACCTCGGAAGACCTGTCATCAAGTCCAGCCATGTAAACAACCTTGAGATCACCTTGTTGAACGGACGGAAGATTCTTGTTCGTGGTGCTGACAATCCTGACAGTCTTCGTGGTGTGTCTTTGACTTATCTGGTGCTTGACGAATGCGCCTTCATTAAGCAGGATGTGTGGGAGAAAATCCTTCGTGCTGCTTTGTCGGATCGCAAGGGTCGAGCATTGTTTATTTCCACTCCGTCTGGGCGTAACTGGTTCTACGATGTCTTCAATCTCGGACAGTCCGGTGAGGACGAAGAGTGGAAGTCTTGGCACTTTACCACCCAAGACAACGAAACGATTGACCCAAAGGAAATTGAAGCAGCCAAGCGAACACTAAGCTCCTTTGCTTTCAAGCAAGAGTACTTGTCTTCGTTTGACACCGCTGGTGCTGATGTCTTCAAGGAACAATGGTTCAAGACTGGAAAAGAACCTCAGTATGGTTCTTATGTGGTGGCTATTGACTTGGCAGGGTTTGAGGATGTAGCAAAGAACGCAAGTGCTGCCAAGAAAAAGCTAGATGAATCTGCAATTGCTATCGTAAAGGTGACAGATGACGGTGATTGGTTCGTACACAAAGTTGTTCATGGTCGGTGGGATATACGAGAGACTGCCGTAAATATCCTGAAGACTATCAGAGACTACGAGCCTATTGCTGTTGGTATTGAGCGTGGTGCGCTTAAGAACGCTGTGTTGCCTTATCTCAACGACTTGATGAGAAAGAACAACATCTATGCACACATTCAAGACCTTACGCACGGCAACAAAAAGAAAACTGATCGTGTTATTTGGGCGCTGCAAGGGCGCATGGAACACGGTCGTGTCACTTTTAATGAAGACGAAGATTGGGACGAACTGAAGGATCAGTTGATGATGTTCCCCACCAACGGCGTACACGACGATCTGGTGGATGCTTTGTCTTACATTGACCAATTAGCTGTCGTGTCCTACCAACAGGACTACGAAGAAGACACTTGGTATGCTCTTGATCCTATAGCGGGTGTTTAATGAAGAAATGTTTTAAATGTCTTTGTGAAAAGCCCTTACAATCTTTTCATAAACATTCCGGAATGAAAGACGGACATCTTAATAAATGTGCGGAATGTGTTGTTAAAGATGTGAAAAAGTGGAGAGAAAACAACCCAGAAGCAAGAAAACAAGAGCATGCACGAAACAGGCAAAAGAAAGGCTTTGGTACAAGAGAGCAATATTTTGCTAGGTTAAAAGAAAACGCTATTGGTAAGAAAGCATCAGCAATCAAGTATTCGCACAAACGACGCAGGGTTGTAGAAAACCAAACAATGAGCGAATTCGATGAATTTGTTATTGAAGAAGCGGCAAAACTTTCTAAGTTGCGCGAAGAAGCAACAGGAATTAAATGGCATATAGACCACATTATTCCTCTCTTCCATAAACAAGCGTGTGGATTAAACAATGCTTTTAATCTTCAAGTTGTCCCAGCAACATGGAACATAGCAAAAAACAATCGTAGCATGGAACAATACTTTGGAGCTAACTAATGAAACCTGGACTGTACGCAAACATCAACGCAAAGCGTAAACGCATTGAAGCCGGTAGCGGCGAGAAGATGCGTAAGGTTGGGGCCAAGGGTGCTCCGTCTGCCAAAGACTTCAAGGATGCGGCTAAGACCGCTAAGAAAGGTAAGAAAAATGGCTACTAAGAAGATGATCCCCATGAAAGAGTTTAAGCCCTGTCCTGGTTGTCCTACTCCGGCCAAGTGCAAGAAAGCCGGAAAGTGTTTAGCTAAGGCTAAGTAATGGCTACCAAGGACTCCCGGCTTACCCGTGCAGGCGTGAGTGGCTACAACAAGCCTAAGCGCACGCCAGACCATCCTACCAAGAGCCACGTTGTTGTGGCCAAGGAAGGAGACAAGGTTAAAACAATTCGTTTTGGGCAGCAGGGAGTTACTGGTTCTCCTGAAGGCTCTAAACGCAATGAGGCTTTCAAAGCTCGACACGCTGCTAACATCGCCAAGGGCAAGATGTCTGCGGCTTATTGGGCCAACAAGGAAAAGTGGTGATGGAATACGACAACAAGAAGGAAGAGTTTGAGGAGCCGACAGAGAACGAGAAAGAACTCACGGCTTGGATTACCGACCATATCATGCGGTGGCGTGACCATCGTGATGCCAACTACCTAGATTCTTGGCTTGAGTATGAGCGTATCTTTCGTGGGCAGTGGGATTCAAGTGATCGCACTCGTGATTCGGAACGCTCTCGCATCATTAGTCCAGCCACCCAACAAGCGGTAGAGACTCGTCACGCTGAGATTGTTGAGGCTATCTTCGGTAACGGAGACTTCTTCGACATCGAAGACGATGTTCGTGATGTTGACGGCTCTCCGCTGGACATTGAAGCCCTGCGTAAGCAGTTGATGGAGGACTTCAAGAAGGACAAGATCAAGAAGTCTGTCGATCACATCGAATTGATGGCAGAAATCTACGGCACCGGCATCGGTGAGATCGTGGTCAAGTCCGAGATGGAGTACATCCCTGCGACTCAGGCCATTCCTGGTGTAACGGATGCAGCTGCTATCGGCGTTCAGGAGCAAGAGCGTGTAGCGATCAAGCTCAAGCCGGTCAATCCTAAGAACTTCCTGATTGATCCGAACGCTGAAAGCATCGAAGAAGCCCTCGGTGTGGCCATTGAGAAGTATGTCTCTGTCCACAAGATCGTCGAAGGTATCGAAAACGGTATCTACAAGAAGGTAGACATCACCACCGAGTACCAAGATCAGGAGCTTGAGCCTACTCAAGACCCGAAACAGTTCCAAGACGACAAGGTAAAGCTGGTCACTTACTACGGTTTGGTGCCTCGTGAACTGTTGTCTGAGAACGAAGATGAAGAATACGAAGAGATTTTCCCTGAAAACTCTGTCGGTGACAAGTATTGTAACCTAGTTGAAGCCATTGTCGTGATTGCCAACGACAATTTGCTGCTCAAAGCAGAGGAAAATCCTTACATGATGAAGGATCGTCCTGTTGTGGCCTATCAGGATGACACCGTTCCGGGCCGTTTCTGGGGCCGTGGCACGGTTGAAAAGGCTTACAACATGCAGAAGGCCATTGATGGGCAATTACGCGCTCATATGG